CCTGACCCTGTTTCTGCAAAAGTTTTATTCTTAGACTCAAAGGAGTATCTAAACGATGAATCCAATAATGACGCTCTATGGCGTGCTATCAGTTTTTATATTGTTAATAAGTGCTCTTTTAGTGGTCTCACCGAATCGTCCTCTTTCTCAAAACAAGCAAGTGACTCCAACTTCTCATTGCGAGGAATTGAAAAACTCCCAGTATATTCGCAACTAATTTCCAACTGGAAGATTACTAATTATTCATATGACTATCTGATGGACAATGAGGGTGATACCTTTGTTTATCTAGATCCTCCATATGATATCAAGGATAATCTTTATGGTAAGAAAGGTTCAATGCACAAAGGATTTGACCACGATAGGTTTGCCAAAGATTGTGATGAGTGCTTTATGCCTCAGTTGATTAGTTATAACTCTGACCAATTGGTAAAGGATAGATTTAAGATGTGGAGAACTGGTGAGTTTGATTTGACCTACACAATGAGGTCAGTCGGTGAGTATATGAGAGAACAAAAAGCAAGAAAAGAACTATTACTTTTTAATTATGAAATGTCAAGTCAAACTGTATAAGGCAGGAACTACTTTTACTGAAGAGGTAGTTGCTACAGATTATCAAGATGCACGTAAGGTTGCTCTTCATCGCAATCCTGGTGCTAAAATTGTGAGTGTTACTGCAGTATTTTAAATAATGGAATTGAAAGACGGGTCAAATTCAATTCTTATTATTGCTCTTCCAGAAGAGTCTGAGGGAATAGAGGGGCACACAATTTATTTAAGTGGATGTGGTAAAGTTAACGCTACAATTGCTACAATGGAAGCGATAAATTCTGGAGCAAAAAGAATAATTAATTATGGAACTGCTGGTGCTGTAGGAAATATATCTGGTTTAGTTGAAGTTACTGGATATGTTGATCGTGACATGGATGTTCGTCCACTTGGATTTAGATTAGGTCAAACTCCATTTGAAGAAGATATTCGTATGGGTAGAAAAGGTTTAGTTGTTGGGAGTGGCGATTCTTTTGCTGTTGATCAACCAGAGATAGAATGTGATATAGTAGATATGGAAGCATACGCAATTGCTAAAGTATGTAGAAAATATAATATTGATTTTAAATGTTTTAAATACATATCAGATAAAGCAGATGAAAATGCTGCATCTGATTGGAAAGAGAATATTAAAAAAGGAAATAAACTTTTTCAACAAATGCTTTATCGTGGAGGATTTTAATGGAACTAAAAGATTGGTTGAACTCGATAAACTTTAATAAGGAAAACCTTATTAAAGAAAACCCTGATATTGTTAAACAATATCCTCCATACATTGTTAATCGTTGTCTATCTGGACATTTAGATTGTGTGATGTTTGCTAATGAAATGAATAAGTATAGCTTTCTTGATAAAGATATGCAATATTCATTTTATCTAAATAGTCTGAGGAAAAGAAAAAGATTTTCCCCCTGGCTCCGAAAGGATAAAGTCATGGATATAGAATGTGTCAAAAAATACTATGGATATAGTAATGAAAAAGCATCTCAAGCTTTAAAAATCCTGACACCAGAGCAAATCAAATTTATTAAACAACGACTTGATATTGGAGGAACTAAATGACGACTACGATAGAACCTACAGTTCAGTGGTCTCAGGACCAAATGGTGGAGGTACTTTTAGGTGAACCTGACGATTTTTTGAAAGTAAGAGAAACGCTAACGAGGATTGGAGTTGCCTCTAGAAAAGAAAAGAAACTCTATCAATCCTGCCACATTTTGCACAAGCAGGGAAAGTATTATATCGTTCATTTCAAAGAGTTGTTTGCCCTTGACGGGAAACGGGCAAACCTTACAGTGAATGATGTTCAAAGACGTAATAGGATTGTACGACTTCTATCTGATTGGGGTCTGCTCTCTGTTATGAATGAAGAACAAGTTGTAAACATTGCACCTTTGAACCAAATCAAAGTTCTTGCATACAAGGATAAAGGTGAGTGGGTTTTGGAGCAAAAGTACAATATTGGTAAGAAGGGAAAACCACAAGAGACGCCAGAATAAATAATTGTGTGTCTTTCGTGCGGCACACTCTACAATCGGAAACCCCTATAAGGAGATGTGGTTGTCACTACATCTCCTTTTTTCGTGTTGTGTTATAAATATATCGGATGCCTTCGGGGGCCACAAAACACAAACTCGCTTTTAAAGGAGCTACAATAATGAGAAACCTCACAAGGTATTCTGCTGCGGACCTGCCTGCATTGATGGAACGCATAAATAGGAATAGTATTGGAATGGATGAATATTTCGATAGGTTGTTTGCCCTTCACGAAACAACAAAGAATTATCCACCATTTAATCTAGTCACGGTCAGCAACGTAGAATCGAGACTAGAACTAGCACTAGCAGGATTTAAAAAGAAAGAAGTAAATGTCTACACACAAGACGGAAAACTTTTTGTCGAAGGACAAAAAGAGGATACCGAAACAGAAACCACTTATGTCCACAGAGGAATGGCTCAACGATCTTTCACCAGATCTTGGACATTGGCAGAGGATACGGAAGTTAGATCAGTTGAATTTGAGGATGGGTTGTTAAATATTGTTCTTGGTAGGATTGTACCAGAGCATCATCAAAGAAAAGTTTGGTTCTGATACCCTAACTAATTTTTGCTGCGGTTGATACAGAAGTGTATCACTGTGATACAGTATAATCTATATAATTATGTAATCTGATGGAGACCATTATGAACTTCACCATGACTACCATACTTTTTGGTACAGCAGCATCTCTTTTTAGTTGGGGAGTACTGTATCCTGTTCTGTCCTAATACTTCTTGAATCATGGAAATTCTAGCAATCATCGTAGCAATCTCAGTAACATCATTCGGGGCATATTGGATGACTCCTAAAAAGTGAATAAATAGAACTGAATATCGTCGTCGCAGGGGCGCAACTGGCAAAATCCAGTTGCAACCCCTATTTTTTTGTGCTAGAATAACCGTACCGTCAGAAGTGGAGATGAAAACAGCAGTAATCTATAGCAACGGCAGTCAAGAATGTGAACGCATAGCGATGTTGCTTCGCAATTTAGATGGAGAGTTTCACGAATATGAACTTGATAAACATTTTACTATTGAAGAGTTCAATGCAGAATTTGGAGAGGATGCTCAGTTCCCTCAAGTCTCTATTGGATATAAACATATTGGTGATATGAAGGAAACTCTAAACTATATGAAAGATAAAGGAATGTTTGTATGACTAAAAAAAATTTTAATAAAAAGGACAAGAAAGGTCGTGAAGAAACTTGGGAGTGGGAAGAAACTCCTGAGACCATTGAAGCACTGAAGAAACTTAATGCAACCGAACGTCTTCATGATACTATTCGCAAGTTGGAAGCAAAAGCCCCTGATTATGGAGTAGGTAAATGACTGTAAAACTTTTATTGTTGAAATCTGGAGAAGACATTATTTCAGATGTTGAGGAGATGACTTTTGGTGAGGGAGAAACCCGCAGGATTGTTGGGTATCATTTAAATAAACCCTGTGTAGTAAAACTGAAAAATAAAGAATCTGTTCTTGAGAAAGAAAGTGGTGTGCATAAAAAAGGATATAATGTTAACATGTATCCATGGATGCCCCTATCCAAAGAAGAAACAGTACCTGTTGTTGCTGATTGGGTTGTAACAATGGTGGAACCCATAGATAGATTAGTTCAAATGTATAGAGAGGACATTTTAGAAAATGGACAAGATAGTCAAAGTGATTCTGCTGACGAACAGCGAGAGACTGATCAGTGAGATTGAAGAGGTTGGTGCCGATGTTGGTGAACCTGATTGTAAGTTGATTAATCCCATGGAAATTTGTGAAGGTAATATGCTTTCTCCATGGATGATGGAGCACACGATGCAAGATAACTTTATGATTAGTTCTGATAAGATAATCACACTTGCTGATCCCATGCCTACATTGCTTGAAAAATACTTAGAACAGACTAAATGAAATTCTACACTAATGTTCAATTGATTGGTAACCAGATCTTGGTTCGTGGAGTTGAGAACGGCAGAAGATATGAAATGAGGGATGATTTTTATCCTACCTTATTTGTAAAATCAAAGAAAAATACCAAATACAGAACATTAACTGAAGAAAATGTCGAGCCAATAAAACCTGGTCAGGTAAGAGATTGCCGTGAGTTCTACAAGAAGTATGATGAAGTAGATGGATTTAAGATTTATGGAAACGATAGATATATCTACCAATACATCTCTGAGAAGTATCCTGAGGATGAGATCAAGTTTGATATCAGTCAAATTAAACTGGTAACACTTGATATTGAGACCACTGCAGAGAAAGGATTTCCTGATGTAGAGTCTGCATCGGAAGAGATTCTTGCAATCACTATTCAGGATTACACTACAAAGGAGATCATCACTTGGGGTGTAAAACCTTTCGTCAATAATCATAAGAATGTTACTTATCACTATTGCCCCACAGAACATAAACTGTTAAGTCACTTCATTAACTATTGGATGCAGGATGTCCCCGATGTAGTGACTGGTTGGAACATTCAACTGTTCGATATACCATACATCTGTAAGCGCCTTAACAGGGTGCTTGGAGAGAAGTTAATGAAGAGATTATCTAATTGGGGTCTTGTGACTGAAGGTGAGACTTTTATTATGGGGCGTAAGCATGCTACTTTTGATGTAGGTGGTGTGACTCAACTTGATTACCTTGACCTGTATAAGAAGTTTACTTATAAGGCACAGGAATCATATCGCCTGGATTATATTGCTAGTGTTGAACTGGGACAGAAGAAATTAGATCACTCCGAGTTTGAAACCTTTAAAGATTTCTATACCAAGGGATGGCAGAAGTTTATTGAATATAATATCATTGACGTGGAACTGGTTGATCGTCTTGAGAGTAAGATGAAACTGATTGAACTTGCATTGACGATGGCGTATGAAGCCAAGGTCAATTATGTCGATGTATTTTATCAAGTCCGTATGTGGGATAATATAATTTATAACTATTTAAAGAAAAGAAATATAGTTATCCCCCCTAGGAAAAAGGAGACTAAAAGTGAAAAATACGCGGGAGCGTATGTCAAGGAACCGGTTCCTGGAAAGTATGATTGGGTTGTTAGTTTTGACCTTAATTCTCTCTACCCTCACCTTATTATGCAGTACAACATCTCCCCAGAGACACTTCTGGAAGAGAGACACCCCACGGCAACCGTTGATAAAATACTTAATGAAGAGATAAATTTTGAGATGTATAAGGACAATGCGGTGTGCGCCAATGGTGCAATGTTCCGCAAGGATGTCCGTGGGTTCTTGCCTGAATTAATGGAGAAGATGTATGGAGACCGTGTTATCTTCAAAAAGAAAATGCTTTCAGCCAAGCAGCAGTATGAGAATACTC